CTTACCAAAATAGATGACCCGTTAAATTTTTCTTTAAAAAAAGGTGATTTTCTTACAGGTTTTAAAAATGAGGAAGAGGCGACCGAATTTTCTAAAACATTAAGCAATATTGTTAATCAAAGCAGAAAAGAAAATAAAAAAATAAATTATGATTAAGATTTGGGTGTTATTTGTATTTCTATCTTTACCTAACAGCCCTGGTATTAAACATATAAGCGAGATAACTTTTTCTGAACAAGAATGTTTAATGAAAAAAGAATTAAAATCGGTGTTCACGGAACAATGGGCATTAAAGAATGGTATTAAGCAGTTTTATTATGAAGTAAAATGTGTTGAAACAATGATGTTTAATAATATTAATACTTGACACTCCCACTTTATTAGTTTATATACATAATTAAATGAGAACATTGCAAGGTTCT